GTTGGACAAGTAATTATCAATTCAGCAAAGATTGAAATTGATTTCATCAAAGCAACTGGATCAACAAAGGATTCAGGATTCATTCGGTTAGGCGATGGCAATGAAAAGTTGTTATGAAGATAATTGATAGACGCAGAGACGAGCAACTTGGAACAAAGGCAAAAGGATTGCCAATGTACAAAGAGTTCATAGAACTCGTTGAAAAGGATAAAAGGGTACAATCATACTACAATATGAAAGATATGCTCTTAGATGCGTTCAAATGGGATAAAACGCCACAAGGTCACGAGTATTGGCAATCGGTTTATGATTCAATCGTTATAGCAGACCATCCCAAATGTCCCCAGTGCAACACCATCGGCAAGGTAAAATTGCTCAAGACCTTAGACAAGCACAAGTGTAACAAATGCAAAATCACATTCTAATGATCAGCCACTATCAAGAAGTACACAACCTGAAGCAAGAGATTCGCAGATTGCGTTTACAGATTGCTGACATAACCGTCAAGCACGACAAAGAAATTAAAAGGCTTAAACAAGAAATCATTCAACCCAAGTGCGATTTGAAGACCATTGACGCTGACTGGACAGATGCAATGAGAGTTTGTTGTCAAGCCTACGATGTCACACCTGATCTTGTGATTTCATCGTTGAGAAAACAATCGGTTGTCTATGCCCGTCATATGTTTTCCTTCCTTTGCCGTAAGCATTTGAAGATGACATTTAGTTCAATTGGCTATATATTGGGGAGAGACCATTCCAGCGTGATGAATGCCATCAATGTCTTTGACAATTTAATTACACACGACAAAACCACACGACAGACATATGAAACATCCGTTCAGTTATTGGGTGATTACTTGCACCAAAGGACTCTCATCATCGATTCACATCTTGTATGAAGAGGATCAGGTGATAAGATGTCAAAAAAAATACGAAAAAGATGGTTATATTTGCATTATTGAAAAGAAAAATTGAATAAAGATGCCATCATATTGGAACTATCCAAAGCCGATTGGTTGAGGAAAGCAACCAAGAACATTGCAAAAAACAATGAGTTGGCAAGGGAGTTGTATCAATTTTACTTTTTAACAATACTTGAGAAACCTGATGAGCAAATCGAAAAAATATACAGAGACGGATACATCCAGTTTTGGTCAATCCGTCTTTTATACCTTTGTATCAACGGCAACCGGCATCCCTTTGGCGAATCAAGAATATATGATCAACACGATGTCTACGAGCTTGACTTCGCTGAAGAGATTGACTTATTGGATGAGAGGGAACAAGCCGAAGGAATTGAACTTGAACGAATCAACAAAATAAACCAAGTCACAGAATCAGCATATTTTTATGAACGAGAACTTTTCAAACTATGGTGTTCAGGAATGTCAGCAAGGGCAATCCATAGAAAGACCGATATCTCCGTTCGTGAAGTGTTGAGAGTAATTAAATTAATGAAAGACCGATGCACACAGAAATAATTGGGATTGCTTGTTTGGCAATCATCATCGTAAACTTTGGCAAACCAGCCGACCTTCTTAAACGCTATCTGTACGGTAGTGACTATTCCAAATGGAAGCGAATGAAACCACTTGACTGTGCTTTCTGCTTGTCTTGGTGGTTGGGCTTGTCCTTTTTCCTATACACCTATGGTTGGGTGGGGATACTTTACGCATCCATCGCAACTGTGATTGTCGCACTATTAGAAACCAAACTATGACACCACAAGAGAAAGCCAAAGAACTGGTTGACAAATTCACCGTAGTTGGATTGCAACAAAGAAACAAAGGGATTCAATGTGCATTGATTATGTGCGATGAGTTGTTATGCAATTCAACATTTTTATTAAGTAATGGTGAATCATATTTTTGGAATGAAGTAAAAAAAGAAATAGAAAAACTATGAGCAACATTGAATTTATACTATCACTCCAACCGTTGTACGACACTTGGAAGAAAACACAAGTATTCGCACCATCACCTGAACAAGGCGCAGTCCTAAACAATGTTCACCGTGAAATCTTCGGAAGGAACTTGCCGAATTGCAGTACCTGTATAACTGAAGCCTTGCACTCACTTTTGATTTGGGCAAACCAACAACAAGAAGCCATCACCAAAGCACAACTTGCCGATGATGAGCAGAAACCAAAGAGAAGAAGAAAGAATGAGCAATGAAGAAACACACAATGACATACCTAAACCATTTTGGATATGACATAAGTGACTTCATCCCTTGTGAGGTGTGTGGGAAGAAAGCTATTGACATTCATCACGTGGAAGCGAGAGGAATCGGAGGGAGTAAAGAAGCGGACAACATTGAAAACCTAATGGCTTTATGTCGTGAAGACCACGTGAAATTCGGAGATAAGAAACAACACAAGGAGTGGTTGAAATCCATTCACGAACAAAGATTGTCAATGGCTAAATAACAGCGAAATAACAACGAGAGCAATGGCAAATGAACAAAACTTGAAACCATTCAAAAAAGGTGGGGATGAAAGAATAAATCTGCAAGGTAGACCGCAGAAACTCATCACACAAATGAAGGAGATTGGATACACCAAATCCCAAGTGGAAGATACGATGTTGGCAATGCTTACCTTGTCACGTAAAGAACTGGAGAAGATAGACCGAGGGGATGAATACACGATAATGGAACGCACGATTGCCGGTGCGTTGCTCAAAGGTCACAACAACAATTCTCTGTTCAACTTGGAGATGTTGCTAACACGATCACAAGGCAAACCAAAAGAAACAATAGACCAAACAATAGAAAGCAAGAATTTCACAATAACTTTGAATTTAGATGAGAGCAAGTTGGAGAGGTGAGGACAAACTCCCACCACAAGATGAAGATATCCAGTTGGTAGCAACAACAGATGGTAGAATAACTTTGGCAAGGTACTTCGATGACCTATGGGTTGAGGAGTACAGCAATGCAATTATTGATGTGGCATATTGGATGCCTATCCCAGTAACCCCAAACGAATGACACCTGAAGAGAAAGCATTCCAACTCAAGGAGAGTTTTGGCAACGGATTGACCACAAGAGATTGTGCGTTGATTTGCATTGATGAAATACTTGAAGCCTTGTCGTATCACTCGTGGCAAAATAGGAATGAGATAATTTTCTTCGTTGGTGTAAAAAAACAACTGCAAGAACTATGAGAGTTATCCAGTCGGGACATCTTGGTGATTTGATCTATTCACTCACCGCAACCAAGCGAGTTGCAGAGTTACACGGTGCGGTAGATTTTCACATCGGATTCCGTGAGCAGAATACTGTTTCCGGTCATCCAAGCGGTGGATACTGTATGAACTTAAACTCATACGAATATATCAAACCATTACTTGAGCATCAATCCTACATTAGAAAGGTTGAGATGCACTCGCACATTGATATGGGGTATGACTTTGATAAGTTCAGGCATCACGGATTGAATCTCGCTGCTGGTGATTTGAGACGGAATCACTTTCTTGTGTATCCTGAATTGATAACAGACCTTCACGAACCTTGCATTGAAGCGAGTGAACCGATTCCATACTTTGCGGACAAGATTCTCTTGAACTTCTCTGCTCGTTATCGCAACCACGATATCAACTATTTCCCACTCAAGGAACACAAGTGCGTTTTCTTTGGATACGAATCGGAATACATCGCATTCACCGAGAGATGGCAGTTGGATTGTGAACTCTTAAAATGTCAGGATGCTTTGATGTTGGCAACGATTGTCGGCAGTTGCAAGGCGTTCATTGGGAATCAGTCAAGCACCTACGCCATCGCAGAGCAGATGAAGGTAAAACGATTGCTTGAGGTATGCGTTCACTCACCGAATGTTATTCCTGTCAACAATGGCTTTGACTATGTAACAAATCAAGGCTTTAACTTCTTACTTAATACCCTATGAAACTATTAATACTAACTGACGGAATCAATGGTGTGGTTTATCATCGCATCTACGCACCACATTTGAGAATGCAAATAAACGGAGAAGCGGAGGTGGATGTGTGCCAATCACAAGCCGAATGGATGACGGTTGACCTTGCACCCTACGATGTGATTGTCTTCTCACGATGGCTTGGAAAGAACCAGTACGATGTCTTAAAACGCATCACGGATGCCGGGAAGCCTTATGTGATTGATGTGGATGATTATTGGGTACTTCCAAAATACAATCCAGCATACTGGGCTTATCGCAAAGGGATCAAGAACTCAATCAAAGATGCCATCAACTATGCCGATGCCGTATTCTGCACAACTCAAAAACTCGCAAATGAGGTGAGGACAATCAACGAGAATGTCTACATTGTGCCAAACTGTTTGGATACATCTCACAACCAATGGAAGCAACCAAAGGAAAAGAACGAGAGAGTGAAAATAGGATGGGTTGGTGGAATCACACACGAGGAGGATTTGAAGCTCATTGCCGATGACATCAATTCAATGGATGTGGATTTCTACATTTGCGGATACACTCCAAGTGATCATTGGAACAACATCGTGAAACTGATTCCCAAAGCCAACATCGTTCAAGGCACTTCGGTATTTGAATACGGTGAGGTCTACAAGCATTTTGACTTCGTACTTGCACCACTTCAGGACAACCACTTCAACAACTGCAAGAGTGAATTGAAGATTGTGGAAGCCGCTGCCTATTCTATCCCCATTATTTGTTCAGCGGTCTACCCGTACTTATACCATACCGGAAATGATGGT